ATACGAGATATGTGCGTGTCACTGCTACCCAATATGGGCCGTGACCATCTCTTAATCACATATCTCGTATTGTCTCATTATGATTTTCTCAGTAACCCCTCAGACCCAAACAGGAAATAGTCCTTAGCATGGGCTCGTTTACAGAAGGCTAACCGATGAGAGGTTCATTGTCATCATTGACAAAGGAGAATTTCTCTTCTCTCTCTCACTCACATTATTAGTATAGCAAATTCTAAAGGAATGTCAAGTATTTTTTTAAAGTTTTTTAGGAAGTTAAATCATAGTCTGACCAGTAGTGTTTCTTCTCTCTATCGTAGACTTTATGTTTTTTGATTTTCCATTTCTCTATCACAGGCTCTCCGTAGTCATCTTCATCAAGAAGAATATAGGCAACAGTTTTCAGAACCTTTGCCATACGAAAACCTCTATCCATTTTCCAAGGAGTAGTTACCCAAACTCGATGAACATACTCATTCCTCAGCCCATAATCAGCATAGGTTCCCCAATCCTCTTCTTTACCTTCAGAATACTCAAAGAATTTACCAGTTTCTTTATTCTCAAAGGAACCAATGATTGAACTGTCACCTACATTAAAGTATGTAGAACTATCAGCAAACGCCATTATACACTCCAATATGATTCAGACATACGTGCCTTACCAGAACCATTCTTTCCCATACGAGTCTTACCGTGTCCTCCTCGGTAGTTCGCAGAGTATTTTGAAAACATGTTCAGTGACTTCGCACCAAGAACTGCCTCAGTTCGCTCAACTCGACCCCCTCTGGCCAAGAACTCTTCTACTGTCTCTTTTCTGATTTCACTCATCTTTCCTCATTGGGGAAAAGGTTAATCATCAACTCACATTATTAGTATAGCAAATTCTAAAGGATTGTCAAGAGTTTTTTTGAAGTTTTTTTGAGGTGGTCACATAATTTGACTACCTCTTATGTTTCTCAGAGAAGCACATGTTCTTGTGCTTGAAGCACAAGTTGAGTTACTTAGAAGTCGATTAAAGAGACACAAATATCTTTGAGTTACTTATAAGAGGATATAAGATACACAAATTCATCAACCGGCTACATACGTAGTATAACACGTTGTCAAGCGTTTGTCAAGTTTTCCTCTGAGTGTTTTCTAGCACACTTCTTGCATTGCACTCTAAGTATGCATTTCTAGTAGTGTAACTCTTGGATTGCATACTTTGCACGATACTTGCATTTTCTGAAAGTTTCTCACATTTTCTCTGAGTATATACAAGTATTTGCATATTCGTATATACAGTAACTTGCATAAACATTTATTTACGTTCTCAGCATACACTTTGCACACTCTTTGCATTGCATTTGAACCGATCACTCGTGAGATAGAATACACAGGAGACACATTAAAAAACCGCTTTTTTAATATACAAATATTTGAATATACATGGGTTTGATTATTCAAAGTCCGCCTAAGCATTCTCTGAGAAACGCTCAAATGTGCAATATATTACACCAATAAGAACCAGTTGTACAATTTACAGAACAATACATGATTTGTCTCAGACAAAGGTCGTCCAACTACCATTTCAAAATGCTTAGGCGTACTCAGAACACTCTGTTGCTTAAGGTTGCGATCCTTATAGACTTACTGACGCCTAAGCACTACGAAGTTTCACTACGAAGTTTCACTACGAAGTTTCACTACGAAGTTTCACTACGAAGTTTCACTACGAAGTTTCACTATTCAAAAACAAGAGGAAAACGAACATAATAATCCTTCCAAGTACCATTTGCTACTTTCTCTCTTATTTCTTCTTTACATTTCTCAGAGCAAACCACAGAGGTCTCCGGAGAACAGTGAAACAATTCTCCTACTTCTATGGCGTCTTGTGAGAAACTTTCGTAACAATTGGTGCAAATCATGAAGTTACGAAGTTTCACTACACCAAATCAAAATGAGACAGATATTGTTCTATGTCTTCCATTTTGGTGTCAGTATTAACATCTATTGTACGTATATTCACGTTGGGACCTACACAAACAGTTACATTTTGTTTTGAATCGGTTGCAAGAACAACTGTCTTACCTTCAATTTTTACTTTGATAAATCTTGAATTAGTTACTCTACGTGTGCGAGATGCATTGGATAATCCATATGATGAATTACCTATGATTTCTTCTGCTTCAATTTCTATTCGTGCCTTACCGATTTCACGACCAATGATGGATGTCCTTTCACGAAATGCTTCTAACTTTTCAAGTCTTTTTTGCATTTTGGAAAGTTCTGATTGAAGTTCTTCTTGTGTTATTAATGTATCTTTTTTATTCATAATGAGCCTTTGATTAAGTGTTTTTTTGCAATAAAAATAATATTTGTTCGCTTGAAGATACTATATGATGAATTGGTTGTTCTAATGATTTTGATATTGCTTTATAATCATCTGTGTGAATATCATTTCGAAAGAACAATCCTGGTACTCTCATTGATCTACAAACATGCGCCATAAAACCTTCAGAACCTACGTAGTAATCACAATCCTGTAATATTTCCATATTTGCTTGTATGCATTCTACTGGATCTTTTATTACTTTAAATCCTCTATTTGCATTGGTGTCCCATAATCTAACTATTTCATAACCAAGGTCGTAAATAGATTTTTCAAGTTCGTAGAGTTCAGTGTATACTTTATTAAAAAAGTCTAGGATCAATAATTTCTTTTGACTGGACTTTGGAAAATGGTTTTCATAGAAATGAAATGCTATTTTGTTTGTTGTTTTATTATTATGACTAATTCTTGCGGGCCAGTAATTGTGTATTGGACTTAGATATGATGGATAAGGACTTGTGCATTCTCTTTCAAATAATCTGGGTTGAGTGCAAAACATTCTAAAATTTGGATTGTGTTTCAGTACATGTTTACGTACTAAATTAATTCTTTTCCAATTGATAATTTTATCTCGAAATGAACAATTAATAACTTGATTTTCATATAATCGATAAAAATATGAAAGTCTATTTAATACATCACCATATCCATTGACACCAGGACGATTCTTCCATATTATACGTTTTCTCAATTACCTTTCCTTTTGAGTTGGGCTATTTCATTCATCAATTTTTTAAACTTAATTGGATGAAAACATACGGAGCCTAGTGAATAAGCATCGGCTCCTATAGATTGATAATAGTGAATGTCAAAAATTTCTGTGATCCCTCCGCCCGCAATGCAGGTATTGGTCTCGTCCATCTCTTTTAATGTTCTGATTTGATTCGTAACGAAATTTCTCAGAATGGATCCGCTTCTGGCACCTTTGGAAGTTTTGAGTGTATTACATGAATGAAATCTACGGAAACCCATGTCGTATATCTCTTTTAATTCTCGATCTAGAATTTCGGGAGGCAGTTTGATGATGGGATTGCGATTTGCGAATATGTGTATATCTTTGACGTAATGAATAAACTTTGAAATGTTTGGACATGATATATTAATTTCTAGCGGAATATGGAATGGAATGATATCGTGAAGAGATTGCCAGTCGGACGGTTCTATAGCGGCGATACTGATAAGGCGTTCTCTGCTATTTTTATCATATCTATGTAATCCTTCCAATATACCAGGATTACGTAAGCCCAGAGCATTGTACCATGCTTTGTCGATAAAAGAATACCTGAGAGTTTTTATCAGTTGTAATATCAACCCTGGTCGTTGCTTGAGTGTAAAAGTACCCATAATGCTTGATATACCGCTTCTATGAATGTAATTTCCGAACGGTGCGGCAATGTATACGTTCATGGGTTCTTTATCCTATGTGAGGTCAAATAGAATTGTTCCAGAGTGGTGTACAGAGTTCGGAGTGAATCTTTTATGCCAGGGGGTGTGTACTTGTTTGAGGGTATCGGAAATGCTTCTGCTTCTGGCTCTTGCGGTTTTTCCTCGGAGTTTTTTGAGTTCATCTCGTGTCCATATTCTGTTGTCAATCAATCTCCTGGCTTTTTCGTAATTCATTAGAATGTCTTATCCAATTGTAGATGCTTGGGTGTCATGCGAAAACAAGCCTCTTCAACCTCATATTGAAATAACATATGTTCTAGTTCGTTAATCCTGCCAACAAGGTTTTGTACTCGGTTCTCTAATGCTTCAATTCTACGATTTTGTATCTTATTTTTGGATCTCAATTTACTAATAATTAATTTATCGGAACTATTCTTCTTTCTCAAATTCTTCTTCATCCCATTCTTCCTCAATTTCATGTTCAAGTGGCCCGTAGATTGTGATTTCACATTCTTCTACGTCACCGTAATCTCTCATCAATTCATAGAGAATGTCTTCATCAATATCTTCTACATCATTACGTAAATTGGGGAATGTTATTTCAGTCCAACACCCGTCACTTGATTCATAGAATTCAGCCTCTTCAAAGTCATAGAATGAATGCTCTCCATCTTCGGCATCAAAATCGTATTCATCATATTCTTCTTTAGTCATTACTACAGAACCCGAACCCCATCTCCAGCCGACTTCTTCGTACATAACCAACCATTGATCTTTTTCGTTTAGTCTTATATTCTCTTTAATCAATTGATGATTTTCATCATCCTTATCAAGATTTTCAAGAATGTCTTCAAGTTTTGTCGACCATGTACAGACTTCAACAAATGATTTTTTATGTGCGTTTGTTATTTGTAATCTGACTTTTTTCATAATATCTCCTATGAATTATCTATTAAAATACCAGGCTCCAATAAATCCTATTATTATTGGAGATGCTCCTATAATATATCCCCATGCAAATAAAAATGCTATTATCTCTTCCCAATCTGGAATTCTAATTTTCATCTTTATATAAGGCTCTCATCCATGAAGGATTTAAATCCTTCACAATCAAAATGTTCCTTTTCCACCCTCAACATTTCCGCCTCTTTTTGACGAAGGCAAAGGTTAAAGCCGTTGACCCGAATTTCAACAGGATCTCCCAATGGGGCCTTGCGGATCACATGGAAAGAGGTGCCTGGAACAATCCCCATCGCCAACAATTTGCTTCGATAAGATGTGCTACCCTCGGTGAATCCGACTACATTACCAGTGTCACCAGGTTGAAGGTTTGAGAATTTCGTTTCCATTCGTCTGTTTTAATTAAATAAAAGATTTAAATGTTCTTAGTTCTATTATCCTTTTTACTTCACGATCTTTCCATTCTGAAACATGACACTCTACAAGTTCATATTGTTTAGATTCTTTAAACATACTATCTTTTTGAATTTCTCCTAGGGTCATAGAGTCTTGTCTAGTATTTTCTACATCAAATAAAACTGGTGTAGTAGCAAAATCCTTCACTCCCTCTATGCCTACTCCTAAAAGTTTAGTCGCCCATTTGTATAAGAAACTTTTAGCACTATCTGTTAACTTTCTAACATTAACAAAATACCCCATATTTTTATATTTTCGGATACGAATAAAGTTTCGTTTAAATAAATTCAATAAAATTTCATCTCTTGCTTTTCCCTCATGGCCCAAAGGTTCATTATGTTTATCAAATACCTTTTGAATATCTTGTAAGGACAAACCAAATTTATTGGGGTATCCAATTACATCCTTAATATGATTTATTGCCACTCTATGAATCTGCCCGTCTGGATTGATCCAAAAGGCGGCATTTGAAATAGCCATTCTTCTCTCCTATATAAATGACTTAAATAATTTCATTTAATTTAATTGTACCCAATTTACAAGGTTGAGATGGATTAGTCCACTCAATCTCACGAGTTTCTACATCATAATTCAATACTTTTTTGATTGCTTCTCGTGTCTCACTTAATGGAAATCTCTCTCCACTTTTATTCATGCCGGTATTGACCAAATATACATTGCTATTCTCTTCAATTACTCTGTCCATTAACATATCACTATATACATTCACGGGCAATGGCATAAAAGGGCTACCAAAGCACGGTGAATAAACCTTCTGTATTTCATTCACTCCATCCTCTGTACCAGGCATTTTACTTGTATAACCTGTCTCAAATAGAGTTCTTATCGTCTTACCTTCTACTTTTGATATTGCAGGCAGTGTACCAGTCGCATCAAGTGATAGAAAGAATATATGCTTTGGATGCTTGAATAATGCATGGCATGTAATCTCACCTTTGACATATCTTATGGGATAACTTGCTCTTGCGTTTGGCACACCCTTATTCTCTTCAATGAGAACACCGTCTTTACTTGCACTCTCCATAGCATCAAATATTGTGGGTTGTGTCTCACGATCTAGCCCATCAGTCTTTGCATAGCATCCTGTTTCAATATTAGTTAATCCAAACTCACTCCATGCTATTTCATCGTCACCAATCAACGCATATTCTGGGTCTGCACTCAAGGTTGTCTTACCCGTTCCACTCAATCCAAACATCAATGCAGTATTATCTTGATATTCAAATGCTGAACAATGCATTGGCAACATGCTTTTCTGCGGTATCTCAAACCCTATAATTGAAAACACACCCTTCTTGATCTCACCAAGAAAACTCGTGCCAACAATCAATACTATCTTTCTATCGAGATGTATATAGACCTTTGGTTCTGATTCATATTCCATGTTGTGAAATATAATCCAATCATCTGATATTGCTGATAGTGATTTGACTGTGATTTGTCCGAACATATTACCGACAAATCTGTGGTGGGATTCGCTTGTCGTTGCTACATTGAAATCAATACCACATGTTCTGAACATACTTTTGTATTCATAATGACAAGAAAACAGGTCATCATATAATCTATCAAATTCAGATTCAAATCCTATTTGACAATCTTTTGGTCTTTCTTTACATAACAATAATGCTCGTTCACCAAAATAGAACTTACCTTTCGGGCTTCTTCCTGTAGGGTATGTTTCTAGATTTAAATTTTTCATATTGTTTTTCATATTGTTGTTTTTCTAAATTCTTCCATGATAAATCTAATTCTTTATCAATTATCTTTCTGATTATCTCTCTTGATCTTACCTCCATCGATAACACTTAAATATCTCCTTTTATTTAATTTTTCTAATTCTCCAACATATGTTGGTGGCCTCTTTTCATTCTTCAACATGATTTTTACCGCTTCACTATATTGATCGGCAGACATCCACATATGTTTGTCTTCATCAGTATTATTCGAATTTATATATGATATGAACTTATTTGGACCAATGTATCTCATAGTAAACTCCCATCTCTTTTTATTGATACCATATAATCATCTTCCTCCATACGTTTAGCAAATACTTTTGCATCACTCATCTTATCAAAAAATCTTTTTCGTATTATACTGGGATCAGGTGGCAACCATTTAGCCTGCTCTTTCATTTGTGCATGGGTGTTTTTTCTGTTGTCAGAATATTTGTAAAATTCTACCCAGATATTCATTTCTCACCGTATTGTATTTCTTTCAATTCACCTTCTGCACTACAATGCGGGCAATGCATTTTTCTATTCTGTGCAAATGATCTTGGGTCGTGGTTAGTTATATAAGTGAGGTCAGGAGTGTGAGCATAACTCCACCAATTGTGACATTTACCACATTTCATGTGATAAAGTGTTTCTATTGAATATTCATGGATATGCATAGGGTCTCGGTCTAATCCAGTCAACGGGTTTGTATGGTTTTGTCTTACTTCTTATAATTATGTTTTCGCATGGCATAACACATTTGTTCCATTCTTCATATGATTGAATGGGTACGCATTGACCGCCATTTATTATCTTCCAACAAGTTGCTTTGCTGACACATCCCGTAATAATAAAACTAATTAGAAAAATCTGTAAACATATTGTTTTCATCTAATTGCTTTACAAGTTCGTTTACTTTTTGTTTATATTTGTAGATATCATCACGAACTATTTTACGATCATTCAGTGTTTCACATCTAAACAATTCATTCTGAAGATTTTTGATCGTTTCCAGATAAAAGTCTATCTCGTCCTGCTTCGGCATGTAATTTCTCTAGAATAGGGTCTGTGGTTGTGTCTTCTAATCTACGATTACGTTTTTCAAGAGTATCGGGATAAATTATAACATTTTTATTCTTATTTGTCAATATCTGTAAGTTTTTTTGAATCCAATCTATCATTGCTTTAACAAAGCCTCCATCTTTGATACGTTAGCACAAGTATTTAGACTCTCATCAAATTTTCTGATATATGCTACTTGTGGAACTTTAATTGACTGTCTCTGTAAAAATTCTTTGGGTGTTCTTGATTCACCTGTGCCAATCTCATAAAACTCTCCCATGTTGCCTTTATTGAGTAAAGTTCTAATGCATCTTACAACATGTTCTACTGGAGTGAAATCTCTCTTATTTGTAGTCATATGGCGAACATTACCTTCTAGTGCCATACGATAAAGCATATCAGGTCTTCCCTTCTCACCAAATACTGTAAAGAATCTCATACCAATAGCATTGGGTGGTGCAATATGCTCAACCAGTTTCTTTGTCATAGCATATGGGCTTTTCATCTCAAGTACAGACGAACTTGTAGCATATAATATTTTTACAGGTTTGTCTTTATAGAAATCAAATAATCTCTCACTTACGAGAAAATTGTCTCTATAAAATTGTCTTATATTCTCTGGCACCCAACTGGCTCTTACACTGGTACGGCCTGCTAAATGTATAACATGTGTCACATCTTCAGGTAATTCACAACCCATAAGATCACCATAGGTGTATGGGACATCACGTTCATCACATGCTAATCCTGAACAATTGTCTATACCATATATTTTTCTTGGATTGTAGGTGGAGTCGTGTGCCATTAGATTATAGAAATGATATCCTATAAATCCTTTGACACCCGTTATTAAGAGTTTCATCAATTAAGATATGGTGATATTACCTCTAATGCTTCAGGAGAGTTTTGTGCCATTCTATCGGCAAAATTGTGAAAAGCATTCAACTCTTCATCTTCATCATGATTAAAATTCGCTTCATCATAACGTTGGAACAATTCACGTACCTCACGTAATTGAAAAACGTTAAATCTACCCTCAAATTCACCGTCTGTGGCTATCAATTCATCATTTTCAATATCAAATGAAAGTTCTATTATTTTAGACAATTTGACCTATATTTTTTTTATTTGTGATGTCGAAAAAAGATTTTAATTCTAAATCTATGTATATTTTGACATATTTACAATTCTCAGGGCAAATATAATCAACCCAATTATTTTTGGATACAACTGCATCGAGAAAATTTATTTGTTTCATGTCTTTATCAAAAGACTCCCATTTGATGTGTTTCTCGTGTTTTGGATCATTATAACCTGTATAGGAATTGTTGATTACTATTTTACCATCCCTCTCATAAGGAATTACAGTGAAATTACCCACAATATTTTTAAGTATGTCAGGAGTTCCTTTACTATTGACTTCACTACCGAAACTCACACTGCCGATTATGTCGGACACATCTGGCTCAAAAATGTCTTCACAAAATATATTAGCAGTTTTCAAAAATTTACTATAATTAACCTCTGTATCAAAAGTTTCATAAGATTCCCACTGCTCATATGATATAATATGTGACAGAAACTTATCATACGCCCTTGTAGTCATAGAGAAGAATTCTGTATTATAATATTGTTTATGATGATAATCATAAAATACACCATCATATACATCTAATTTTGTAAGATGCCAATCAATTTCTGATAAACATTTTTCAGGTGAATCATAATTCATATAATGTACAAAGGATACGTTATTGCTCATGCAAATATGAAAAGCATCTCTTATAAGCAAATGATGGGCATATGAATGGTTTTTTCTCAACGTCTTGACTCGTTCAAGAACACCATTTGCTCTCCACAACTCATTTAACATTTCACTCTTTACTGTAATAGGAGTTGTAATGTCAAGATTTATAACTGGATTATTTTTATTGTATACAAAATAATCACACAATTCTTGAATTTCTTCAGTTACTGGTAAATGAGATGCCACTACAAGAAATATACCATCTTTAAATTTACCTCTTATCCTAATCAATAATTCGGTTGTTAATTTCATTTTGTAGTCTGTGTCACAATGACAACCGACAATTATTGCTCTATCTGATATTTCTTTTACATTGCCATTATAACTCTCTAATGTTTGTTTTCTACTGTATCCAACCATGATTTTTATTATCTAAGAGGTCAAAGGTCAATCTTGTGATATTGTTTATTTGTATTGTCACATATCTAACATGGCTATCTGGATAATATTGTGCCCAATAATGCAAACCTAATTTTGTTGAACCAGCCGAGTCTACATACTCCATTTTTTCATCATAAAAAATAAATCCAACGCTTCCTATTACTCCTTCATTTTCATAGTAATAACCATTTGCTATACAAATTATGATGCTATTGTCTTTTCTATAAGGTATTACTACTAGACCATCAATTGATATTGGTAGCCCTGACAATCCATCTTTCTTTGTATTTAATGGTAAAGCAGTAAAATCACCTATTACCCAAGGGAATTTTCTATCATCAGAATAAAAATGACCCATTGTTTTTACTTTACAATCTTTAAAAATATTAGCATAAACATTCTCATGACCAAAATCACCTAATCCAGTGTTTATGTACTCATCGAAACTCAATTTCTTCATGATGGATTTTTCTGCACCGTCTTTGGTAATACTAAAAAATTCAGAATTGATATAATTTTCATCCCTAAATGTATAATTTACCACATCGTAATGATCTAGAAAATCACGATGTAATGATATTCTATCAATTACATCAAATGATACATCATAACTCATGTAATGAATTTTTAACATTCTTTGACCTATTGCCATAGATAATCCATCAAAAACTTGAACATAATGGGCATAACTGTTATTATGAACAGATCTATTTACTTGTTGCCCTAAACCAGGCTGATATATACCGTACACTTTCCAATCTGTTCTTTTATCTTTAATATCATAATTTATTACTGCATTACTCCTATTATAGATGAAATAATCTGTTAGATTCAAAAGTTCATCGTCTATATTTAAATGAGAACATATAAAATAAGTGTAGTTTGGAAACTTATCTTTTAATTGAGTGATAAGGTCTATACATCTTTGTGTACGATCTTTTGATGGACAATGTGCTCCTATGATTATGGCATTAGACGAATATTGTATCTCATTATTATAATCTATTTTTATTGTTTGCCTCATACTATCTTACCATAATTTCTAGTGTCTAACAAATCAAATGTCAGTCTAAAATCATTATATTTTACTGTAACATATCTTGAATTTTCAACAGGATCGACATACATAAAATCATTTGTTTTTAATGAATAATTACACTGACCAACGGCATTTTTGTTTGCATCTAAAAATGCAAAATTAAAGTTATCTGCTATTTGATTACCAAAACGCATTACAAAAACTCTCAATTTATATTCATCTTTATAACCAATTACTGGTATGACTGACAATATTTTATTGTTTGGATTGTTGTATTTGACTATGATCTCATCTGTTTCATTTATATCTTGAAAGTTTGAATTACCAACTTCGCCATCTCTCGTTGGCCACATATCATGTAAGTGATATTTTATATTTCTATAATTTAAATGAGAAAAATAAGTATATTCTACGTTGTAATCTGTAGCACGAACAATATTTCTATTTTCATAAGACCCGAAATCTTTTAGATGAAGAAACATATTTTCTAATGCATATTTTGATACTGAAAAGAATTCTGTACACACCCCTTGCTCAGAATCATATCTGTATGGAAAGAATACTGCTTTTGCCTTGTCATCTCTAAGTATTTGATGATTTAATTCAATAGATTCAAAAGTATCCTCATTACAATCGTAATTTAAAAAATGAATTATTTCACCTAAATCATTATTATATAAAAATAAAAATGCCTGATATAATGAATCATGATGGGCAAATGAATGATTTGGTACTGTTTTGATTATATTTTTATGATCATAAACACCCCAATAAGGAACATGAAATCTCTCTGTTATGTCAGTTGTCAAATCAAAATTCAAAATTGGGTTATATTTGACATGCAGAGAGAAATCGACTATATCACTCAAATCACGTGGACATGGCAAATGATCGACATACATTATCTTAGAGTTCTTAAAACTGTCTCTAATCTTTTGTATGAATTCTTTTGTTATTTGAGTTTTTTTATTATTAACACAATGACCAGCAATTACAAAAGTTTTCACATCTCCCTATTAATTAAACATCATAGTCTTCTTCTGCCTGAGAAGCAAAAGTAGGACCTCCTGAATGAGGATCAACTTCACTATACTGAATATTGTGGGCTTTACTGAAAGCCAATTCTTGAGGAGTTCTTTCATCTTGAGGTAACATATTTGAGGCAACTTCTACTCTTTTTGCTTCAAGTTCTTGTAACAGTCTATCGTTTATCATATCTGTAAAAATATCACGGGCATTGTTATGTTCTCCAGACATAATTTTGTCTACAAAATCTTGCGTTTTTTCTGTCATTTGATCCTTTTGATAAGTTGGTAGGTGTCATTATTTATAAAAAATAGTCTTTTGATGTTTATATTTATTATATCAAATAAAACGCAAATGTCAAGTATTGGGGGTCATAGCCATTCTTCTGTCATTAAAATACTCTTTCTCTACCTTAGGTAGTTTATTTTTGCGTTTGCGTGGGTTTTTTGGTCGAGGTTCGTAATTATCTCCCCATCTAATGGGCTTTAATGGTTGTAACTGTTCTGCAAATACTTCTTCGTGTCTATTAATTAATCTCTCTAATACCTTGAAATCTACTGGCATATTCTCCCTGATAGAATAAAAAGGAGGTGGGCGCAAGCACCCACCACGGTATCAAACTTAACTAAAAACCCAACACCTCCTTTCTATATTTGTTTAAGAAATGAGAAGTTTCCCTCTCATTCCTATATATTGATTTGGAAATTTAGAAACGAGTTAAATATCTTGCAAAATGACCGACAAATGGTAGCAATGCTATTGCCATAAATAGATTGGCGCCTGTATGAGCCATTGCTATTCTTAATGTATCTCCTTTGGGTATACCATCAGATACGAGAAGACCTGCTAACCATATAGTTCCAGTTGTACCGATGTTGGCTCCGAGAACACATGCTATTGCAGATGGGAGCGGTAATGCTCCTGATGCGACCAATGCAATGATTGCAGTAGTTGATAGGGATGAGGATTGCCATAATAATGTCATGATAATACCGCCTAAAAACATATAGTATGGATTACCCAAAAAGAAGTTCAGATGATCTAAATTTCCCATTTCTTTCATACCACCTGAAAACATTTTAAGACCGATATAAAAAACTACAAGACCAATTAACGTAACAATAACAGGATTATTGAATTCCATCTTCTGCACCTTCTTTATGAGTTTTGCTTTTTTACTGACTTTCATTTATTAGATTTTTCTTTTCTATATAAGGATTGTTGATGTTTCCATTTATAAAAATTCATATCTCCACCTAATGTATACCCTGAACCTTTTTTCCCTTTTTCTTTTTTTCCATCACCATCACCTGGATCCATTTTTGATAGCATCATATATTCTCCTTCTTCTGATTCTGCTTTTACACCTTCTAGTGATTCATGGTCAAGCCTATTATATATTATTTTGTAAGATATGGGAACACCTTTTTGCAATATCCACAGATATATCCAATCTGGCTCATCAACATAATGACTTAAATACAGTCCTTTCGTAGGATATCCTATTTTAGACAATCCTAAAATAGAAGTATATGTCCAATAAACTGATAGTGTTATTATTAAGAAAAAAGGAATAAAATAGAAAAGAAATGCATAATTTTTTCTTCTCTCTATTATTAACCATAGACAAATAATAGTCAATAATAATAAACCAAATATTAAAAGTTCAATCATTATTGCCCTGTCTGTTCAGGTGAACTATAATTATAATTAGGAGTTACATGTCTCTTTTTTAAATATGAGAAATTACGATCTACTATTCCTTTCTTATCAAGTCTAAATCTAACAAATGTTTGTTCCATTCCTCTTTTATTATATTCATGTTCACCTACCCAAATAATTTTATAAGGATTTACTTTATGTATTTCAACCTTTGCTATGATAGAACCATTTTTAGGTAATAAGTCATAATCAGAATAGTAGTGCCCATTCACAATATATTCACCAGGAATAATTCCTCGTATAGTTACTACTTCTCGGTTTATCTTTACAGTTGAAACCGTGCCATCAGCATTATATACCGTATCATTACGTTTTCCTAAATCATCTTTGTCTAGATGCATATAATTTACACGAGGAGTTCTAAAATGTACAACTTGTCCTGTAGGATCTTGAACATACAAATCAAAATCATCTGGTGCATTGCCGTCCCATTCCATAACTACGATAAATTCTGCTTTACGTTCAAAGTCCTCTTTTTTCGCTTTAGGCTTGATAAGAATAAATGCTATAATGAATAGAAAAGCAAATCCTATCAATATATTAAATAATATATCAATAAATCCTATTGTAGATTTAAATTTATCACGAGTTTCGGTTCTCATCTATTACAACTTCTAAGTTCACCAATTGCACCTTGATAAGGATAGAACAAATTAATCCTATCAAAGTGGTGTACAAAGCCGTACTCATACCCAATGCCATATCCGACAAAGCACGTTGTAATGTTGTAACATCTGACACATTTATATTGCTAAATGTTGTACCTAACAACAATAAAAATCCTATTATTGTACCAACCATACCTAATGCAAGGCAAGTTTCTGCTATAAACCAACCAACTTCACTTGATGTAGATTCTTGTTTAATTGCTACTGAATATGTTTTATTGCCTATCCATATGCTTGAACATACAAATATAAACAATATTAACAAACTAATTTTTGTTTGGTCAGAAGTATATAAGTGCTTGTGTATATCAAAATAAAATGCCATAAAAGCACCTATTAAGGTGATACATACAAAGAGCCACCATTTCAATAACGATTGCATGTTATCTCACTGTACTATTTCTAATTGTTTTGTATTGGGATCAAAACGGACTGTGACTGTCATCTCAATCGGCATGAGTTCTCCTGTCACTTTCTTGATAGGTAATTTACCTTCAGTTGCACCATGTAATGCATCTTCTATACTCTCAAACTGATGATCAGGATCTTCTTTAATCATCGTATTGAGTTCTTCTTTTGCATCGTCTGGTAGAATGTCATCTATCATTTTACCGACATGTTCTTTTGCTAGATTTTGGGCCTTGTCCATGACTAACCCAGACACTACGTTGAACAGTAGCATTGGTAACATAATCTCTCCTAATTAAGTAGCGGTTGTTTTTCAACCAATTTCATTTTCATATTTTCATATTTCATAAATTTCTCATGAATCATGATCATCACTTTCTCAGTATCTATAATTTTTTTACTTTCTATTTCTTTTGCTATTTTATGCCCCATCTCAGGTGTATTGTACCATGTAGATTTCCATACACCTTTTACTTTCACTGGCCATTCTTTTGGTTTATCATATACGATATTATTATCCTCATTTACCCATCTTAAATGCAATACCCCAATAAAACCAATTTCTTTATTACCAAATGCTTGAATAATGTCTTGTATTCCAAGACTTTGTAAATAGGGAAACTTAATATCGCAATACAGACTATGACGAAACTGTGTTTCCATTGTATGTTGCAATTCTTTTCTTTCTTTATCATCCATTGCTTTTCAATTCTTGTCTTAATTTGATTTTTTCAACTAATTCATTTGTCATTTTCAATTCCTCAAGTTTTTTAGCAACTCTCGCTGACTTAGAATTCTCTTCTCTTTGTTTTTCTCGTTTGGCCGCTTTTTCAAAATTCTCATATAATTTTTTACAATGTTTCTCTATTGATTCTGCATGTTCATCAAATTCTCTTCTCTCAATTCCTAGTATATCAACCCAAGTATAATATTCTATCAAGTATTCGGAAGCAGGCTTGTACTTCTCGTAATACGTTTCCATTAGGTGTGTGCATAAAAATTTAGCACTCCTCTTAATTTCATATTCATTTTTTCTTTATGTTGCGAATTTTGTATCAAATCATTAGATTCGGCAGGAATTGCGCCTTTTATGTGAGATATTGTAATATGTGCAATTCTATCACTTTTTAATCCCTGTATATCTACGATTGCCGCATCTATTCTATCATTACTTATATAGGTATGTGCTTGTATGTTATAAGTTCTGCCCAACATAGAATTCAATATTTCACCTACTTGATCGCTTGGTTTATATGCAACAGTAACATGATCCGATACAACAATTTCATGACTTGCATATTGTTGAATATCCAGTTTTGATCTAGGATCTATGGTCAAAGCATAAAATCCCTGCACATCTTCATAAAAGAATGTTTCTTTAATACCAAAATGTTCTTTTGCTTTACGAACTAAAAGACCTTTTTCAGCCTTACCTGTTCTTACTGCAAATTCAAGCATCCATTGTAGAGCATCACCGATCATAACACCTTTAAATCCTTCTCGCATCATATCACGACCATTTACACCTAATTCTTTAAGATTTGTGGGTATTCTTCGTCTTCTCATCTCATTAACAAAATCTGATATAGTTCTTGTACCTTTTGTTTTCAGATATTCATCAACATTCATTATTTCTTGCTCCGATTTATTTCGCATAAATCTAACGATAAATATCGGATCTTTTAAATTTTTCAGATTTTTATCCATATCAATAACAGACTGAACTGATACTCTGTCAGCATTAGACAATTTAAATATTTTCTGGGCCATTTCACCTGCATTATGCATATAATTTTTAAATAGTATTGCAAGAAACGCTGGGAATGCTTTTTTATCTAACTTATCAACAGAATTATCAACTTCTTTGAGTTTTGGTATAACAAGTTTTGCAATACCTGTGTCAAATAGCAATTGAACACCAACACTCGGATTATCAGATTTTTCAAACATTTTACGAAATTCTTCTTGAAATCTCTCTGCTGATATCGTTGAAATTTTGTCAGCATTCTTTTTGATCTCTTTCATAGTTTCAGGTTCTATGCTGAAACCAAAACGAGAAGCAAATTGAATTGCTCTCAACATTCTCAAAGGATCATCATCAAATGCTTGAGGATTAATCACGCTAATCTGCTTATTTTCTATATCAAACTGCCCTTTACCTTCAATATCATGCATCTCACCAGTTTCAATATCTTTGGCGATAGCATTCATCCAGAAGTCTCTGCGTAACTGATCTTGTTCAAGAGAAATATCTTTACCAAGTTTTACTTCAAAATCTTTATGGCCGCCTCCTGTACTTTGAACATCAACTCTGGGAACTGATATATCAAGAGGTTCGCCTGTCTGCCCTTTTGGTTGAAATTTTAGAATACCGAATGATTTACCAACCGCATCCACTTTGCCATGATTGCTTAATATATCCTGCAATTCATCTGTTTCTATGCCTGTTACAAGTAAATCTAAATCTTTGGATATTTTACCGATTAGTTCATCACGAACTGCACCACCAATCTGATATACTTTACCATTTCTCTGTTTTATTTCGGATCTTAATGCAGGAGATAGAACTGTGTTAATTTTTTGTGCGGTCTCTGTTAGAAAAGATGAAAATTTGATCATATTTTTATACCTAAAACATCTTCTATCATGTTGCTCAATAAGGTAGTTACCGATTTATCTAACATCATTCCCATTTTTATATAAGACTGTTTATTTAAAGTTGAAGATAAATCTTTTTCTAGTGCAAAAGGAGGAATTATTTTATCGTATTTAAACATTACTGAATTTGAAGGAGTATGATTATCAGGATAGATTTTTATTTCGTTTTCTAAAAATTCAACTACTGTTCGTGTACTATTTGGAACAAAAGGATCAAATTGGTCTACTTTCAACCATGTCTTTTTATCATTAGCCCTTTTAATAACATATTTTGGTGCCTGGGCACTAATCTGATCAGCATCACCTGAAGAACCCATACTTGTTAAAAACTTTGCCAATATTTGATTTATTTTGTGAAATATAATAATAGCACAAAGGGACTTGTATTGATCTTTGTGTAAAAAATTCTTCAATTTGTGTACAAGTTCATCCTTACCCACACGAAGACCACTCAAAATATAAAGACCTTTCATATTCACTCTCTCGTAACCTTTATTCATGAACCTGCCCAAAACATCAAAAGCCTTGGTTGTAAAGAACACACCTTGTATTGGTTCTGCTTCGTGTATTATTCCATTCTCTGAACGGTCAATCACTCCACCATATCCCATCTTCAACCACAAATCTGTCCAGACATTTGGTGCCGTTTTTCTAAATCCAGAATGGAATCTAAACCAAAACATTCTTGTTTGATCGGATAAATCTAAAGGTTTTTCCAATCTTTGAATAGAAATTTCAAATTCGTCCATTCCTGAATTTCCATCAATAGCATCCATTTCAATCATTTCTGTATATTTGATAATGGTCGCAAGTTCTCTTGTCAAATTCCACATCTGTCCACCGATTGTCTGACTATATGCGGAATACATAGCATGTTGTTTAATAGCCTTAAATAGATTCCAAATTACATTTTCTCTATTTTCAAAATACCAATCTTTACGCACTCCGACAAAATCTTTTTCTACCTTGTCATACAGATTGACACCCTGCAACATGGTTAGTATTGGGACCCAATTTTTCTTGGAAAAAGGATGATCTATAAAAATCTTGGCTAGTTTTAAAACATCTTCATCCCATTCCTTTGAACTATAAGAAACTCCAATATCTCTAATAACTTTTGCATCTGATTTTATCTTGATTGCATTTACCCAACTGGAATCACCAGCAAAGGGTACATTAAGAGTTCCTTTTCCTGGGACATAATATTTTTCCCATGCTTCTTTGAGAGGATATGTATAGATACCGTTTGGAGTATTATAACTGGATCCTGGATTGACACCTACCTTTTCAATTTGTGTATAGGTAATGAAAACATCTTTATCATTCTTATAAGGTTCTAGTGCCTTAATAGCAGAAACCCTTGGATTCTTCTCTTCTCCACCTCTTCTGCGTTCTGCTAAATAAGACTTAAATGATTTCATTTTGATCTCTTACCATTAATCACAATTTTAGTTCGTAATTGTAAGCAACCACACCTTTTGTAGACCCTGGTATCTTTCTCAAATATACGTGAATAGTTGAACTTCCAGTATGATGATCCATAGTAAAGTCGGCCTTACCTTTTATCATCTTTCTATCGTCAGTTGCATTGACAGTAATTCTTGCAAGTTTCCTTCGTTTGATTTCATCAGCCACATACCGATCAGTCCTGTCATCATATTCTTTAAGAAAATCTTTGTAAGTTTTTATTCTATTAAATGATTTCATTTTATGCTCTTAATGTATAAGTAATTGTTTCCACCAATCAGGTCCTTTTTCATCATAATCTGGATTGTCTTTTTTCCATTTCTTTTCATCAAATTTATAATCAATTTCCTTTGCTTTTACTATAACTGTTCCTTTTCCTTTACATTTAAAACATTCACCAGATTTATAATGCCGATAATGCAAAAGGTCTCCTGAACCTCCACATTTTGGACAGGAATCTCTTATTGTTGTATTTTTAACTGTTTTAGTATAATAAAGGCTTTTATCTTTTTTCTTAGCATCTTGAGGTGTTTCTCCTTTCGTATAAACTATTCGTTGTCTGGCTTCAGTTATGTTCTGTTTTAATACTTTAAATGATTTCATACAGTCAACTTCTGATTTGATGTCTTAAAGTCTTTCTTACGCATAATTGTTTTAGCGACCAAATCTATCTCTTGTCTCCTATTATCATACGCTAAAACAAATGGCATATTGATGTCTGTCTGCATGTCGTGAATAACTGCTTGAGCATCATCACCCATCTTGGGAATCTTTTTACCGTGTTTCTTGTATGTTTGCTTGAAAAGTCTGGTTAATTCTGCGGTGTTGATAGGTTTCTTGTTACGTTCATCGTTGACCCTATCAAGAAAATGGCGAGTGAAGTTTATATCTATGTTGACCGCCTTGAATAGACGGTCAGCATAGGCTTCTATTTGATCTAATTGTGATTTTGTTATGTCTTCATTTATATACAATACGTCATGGCGGCAAAATCTCTTGAATGTCTTCATGACTATATTTATAAATGTTACATATTGTTTTTCTTCTCTTGAATTTCTGCTCTACGAGATTTAGCAAGTTTACCGATTTCACCAAGTGCTTTTCTTGCTCTGGCGGCAGATGCTTTTACACCTTTCTCTTCAAAATTTTGATGCTCTGCAAGATAGGTTTCGTATTGCTCAACAATTTGAGTATGAAATTCTGACATAATATCCTTTCGTTAAAATATATCATCCCAATGTTTTCTTATTTCTTTGATTTCATTAATGAGATCTTTTGCTCGTTGTCTCTCTGCCGCTTCTCTCTTCAATTTCTTTTTGAGAGAGGGTTTCACATAATATCTTTTTGATTTATATGTCTCAAGAGTACCTTCTGCATTAACTAAAGATTTGAATTGAGAGAGGAGTTTTAGATTATTTCTACCTTTACTTTTTACACTAATCATAATAATTCACGTTTAAGTTAAAAAAATATAATATAACAAACTCTAATTAGTTTGTCAAGTTACACATCAGTACCATCATTCTTAAAACTATTTGTTAGCACTTTTAATTGGTTATAACATTCAGTTTTCATGGCATTTGCATCATCGGTTGCAACATCATTTGGCACCTCAACCTTCATCACATTTTGTGCTAAAGGAACCGCTCCTAATGTTCTTGCATCCTCATTTCTAAACACATTGACTGTAAAGACCCAATAGTTTTTATGTTTCCCTTTTTTATCTTTCGGTGTCTGGTCTAATGGTAATTTATGATAATCGTCATCGACTTTATAATAAGCATCATTTACTTCCCATCCAAATGTACTTAAATAGTTCTTTCTAATAGCCACTTTGTTCCTCCTGGGCTACACCACTTTCTAAATGTTTCTCTGTCTCTTTATGTTCAGGATCATCTTTCTCCTTGAACCAATAATCGGTTGACTTTGCCAATACTGCTACATAAGCACCAACCATAATATTAATAAGATCACGAGATGCTTGAGGCAATTCAACATAAAACAAAAGCCAAATAAGAAAAATAAAGGTGTGTGCTATAATGAGAGTGATAACAAATCTCGCACCAAAATTTAATTTCTTTCTAGCCTCAATAGATTGCATTACTTTCCCCATGTTCTACTCCATCATTTTTGCTTTTATAATCGGCTATGGCCGCTTTAATAGCATCTTCCGCCAATACACTACAATGTATCTTTACAGGAGGTAAGGATAACTCATCAACAATTTCTACGTTGTTAAGTTTCATTGCTTCGTCAATTGGTTTATTTTTGACCCACTCAGTGGCGAGTGATGAAGCGGCTATAGCAGAACCGCAACCAAAGGTCTTAAATTTAGCATCAATTATTTTATTATTTTCTACTTGTATCTGTAGTTTCATCACATCACCACATTCTGGCGCTCCAACAAGACCAGTACCAACGTTATTATTAGCGGGATTAAAAGAACCCACATTCCTGGGATTTTCATAGTGATCTACTACTTTGTCTGAATATGCCATTACATATCTTTTATTGGTGTAAAACTTTCTCCGCAACCACATGAATGAAGACTTGATTTGCGTTTGATTATAAAGCCTTGTTCAACTAAATTATCATTTTGAAAATCTATGGTTGCTGAGCCTATAATATTATTTAGATAGTATTTTGATACCACTATCTCAAATCCATAATTCGTACTAAAAACTTCGTCCAATGAGTTTCGTGCAAGTGTATCTTCTGTCTGTAAATTCCACTTCCAACCTGAGCATCCACCAGGTCTTGCACTCAAACGTAGATGCTCATGTTCTTGGATTGCATCATTTACTGCTTCACTTGCTTTTTGTGATATATCTATATTATACACTACTTTTTTAAAATGTCAAGTTAGCCTAAAGTGCTTTCTTGAGTGCTTCTGCAAGACCCACTTTAGATTGATTTTTCTCACTTTCTATATATTTGTCAAGCAAATCAATGAGAGCATCTTTATCTTTCAGTGACCACTTATCTGCTTCACCTACTTGTGTGCCCCACATTGCAGTTACTTTATCACAATTTTGTTTATATTTGTTTGGATCTTGACCGTCTGATTTATCATATACGTCATTATTCCAAATAAAGAAGCATTCTTTATACCCTTTACCATCAGTATAAAGTTTAGCAAATGCACTTGGTACCTGCAACTGTGACTTACCAATTCTCTTGGGTCTGTTGTTCCAAAATGCAATTGTGACGTTTTCTAAACGACCATACTTGACTGCCATCTCTCGTTCATGCTTTTCTAATGCTATGAACTTATAACGATTAGCAAATGGTGTCTGTGGTACGATGTTAGCCATTGAATATGTTGCTTTCTGATGCTTCTTATTCCAATCGTGTGAAGCATCTGATGCACCAAAATGACCTCTATCATAACCTGTGTTCGTATAGTCTTTTGATGTTGTTCTGTAGTTTTTCTTTACACGCTTATCTGTAAAGAATGGAGGGCGTTTGTCTATGTCCTCAATTACAGTAGGTCCAGTCACCTCAACATAAACCGCAGTTGGTGACTTTCTCTCATGATCATAACAAATAGTGAATGTATCAATCAATATTTGATCGCATTTTTCTTCCGTGAAAAACGACTTAAACGACTTCACACTTGATTTTCTTATGTCACCCTTGGTGACAAAATCAGCAGAAAATGCAGGTGGTGCTCCAAGCATCCACCCACAAAATAAAATAGTAACTAATGATAATTTCAAATTCACTTTTGGGCTCCTTGTGCTTCCGCTTGTTGCTTTGCCTGATCGGCTGCATTTTTACCAGAAATAAAGCCAGCAATAATACCAACAATACCAGTTATTGCCATTGATAATAAGTTAATTACGTCTTTACTAGGTTCTCTATTTGTTTCCATTGCATTCATAAAGTCACCGATTGTAATTACGAACAACAAAATAATTGTTCCTACACTTAATGACATTACAATCCAATCCTTAATTTCACTTCTTGACATTTTTTCCTTTCAATCATTGTGGTTAATATCTCTATTTATGAAACGAATATAATTTGGAATGTAAATATACTTATTGCTAATGATATTCCCACAAGAAATGTCATGTAACTATAACGCAAATACTTAAATTTATTCGTTGCAATTACTCTACCTATACCATATATGTCACCTGTCAATGCATCCATAATTTGTGCATCTGTCATCAATCGTTTAGCATATTCTTCTTTATACTCTCGTATTGATATGTGAGCAAAATGCCCAAAGAATAATGGATTATAGAATGGTGAAGACTTATCTATTTTACCTGTCTTTGTTTTTGGATAGTCAATCTTTGGCATAATCACTATGATAGCACAAACCAGTGCCACAACTGAACAAATACCCAATGCCATGAGAGGATATAATAACATTTCGTTTGTAATATTTGCAACTGTAATAGAAAACACAATTGAACTAACTGTAATCATGATATTTGCTTTGGTGTCAGCCATCAATGTTAAACGCAATTGATTGTTATAATTCAATCGCAATATATTATCAACTGCCGTTCTATTCTCTGGTACTTGTTGAAACCCTACATGTGCATCCTCTTTGTTATCAAAATTTGAAAGGTCCCATTTATTCATCTTCGTTTCCGTGTCTTATGAAATACTCAAAGTTATAAGCCCACAATGATTCATGAATAAGTTTGGCTCCGTTGCTTTCGTGAAACTTTTTAGCCATTTCTGTTTTAGGTGAGAGTGTTATATATCTCTCGTGTTTATTTTCTAATACCAATTGGGCCAATGAAATATTTAGTAACTGTCTGCCCATACCATTTACATGTGACCAAAGACTATAAAATATTGCTTTGTTTCCTCCCTTACATGCACCACCCCAATGATATTCCGTGAGCAATTGTTCCTCACTGTCTGGTATTATTCTTGACGTATGCATACAAACGGCGGCTATCAAATTCTCTGGTTCACCATAATAAAATACTCTCGCACCATTTTTTATTCTTAAAGCAGGTACGATATTCCTTCTTACAGGATCAGTTTCAATAATCTTACCCACTTCCTGTACATGAGTTGCTTCTTTTAGCATCATAAATGTCTTTTTAACACTTTCTTATACTCTTTTATTGAATGATCCCTCGCATCAATTTTTGTAACATCGCCAATTGGATGATCTTCATCCCAATCAAGTGTTTCTGCATTTATTCTGATACCCCAATGAACATATGGGTAAGGTGGGAGAAAAGGAACAGGATCGTTTTCTAGATAAACTCTGAAATGCCCATCCATCCATAATTGTTCCATGATTACTGAAGGTGAACCAAAGGTGTATATCTGTACTTCGTATGCATCATTCTCAAACCACAACCCCAGTATTTGTGCTACTGCACCTCCAAGAGAGTGACCTGTGAATATGACCATCTCTTCAATGGCATGATTCTCTATCAAATCTTCTTTGATTTTTTCAGCGGCATCTCGGAATCCTTTATGAATTCCTGCCGATAGTTTTTTGTCTTGAAAGGGTCTGGCGTCAAGATCTGAGAGAACATTTCTACCGTTATTAGTACCACGTATGATAACAATAGTGACACCACGATCTTGAACCACATTATATGAGAATTCATTATCTTGTATCTCCTTGCCGTCATCGTAGATTTTCTCACAATAATCTGCCATCTCAACAAGAACATCTATGCCTACTGGTAGATTTTCTTTTGTACCGTTTGCTCCGCCCATATTTAAAAATTGATTAGTTGATAGACAGGATGTAAAAATGAATAATATGAATACTAGGTTAATCTTTCCAAGAAGTTTCATTCTCTTCTTTCTTCTTCCAAGTTGCGACTCCGAGTATGCCTGCAAATGCTATGTGAAACATACCACCCATCTGTAATGTCAACGGTTCCCATCGTGTAGCATCACACACTAAACCTTTGTCAACCATTTTGTGACAATAAGTTTCCATCCTCATGTTCCACATTAATGGTGCGACAAAGAAATCGGTGAAGCATAGAAAAAGATACAAAATCCCCGCCCAATCCTTCCAATACCGATTAATGATATAATTTATACTCATGGTTCTTTATTTCTATATTTTTCACGCACCTCTCGCTGAAGTAAACCCCATTCAATATCTTGACAAAGAACATCTAAACGTATTAAATCTTTACGTAAACGTGTGACCTGTTTTACAATCTCATTTCGCCCTTTGTGAGTTTCAGGTAAAACATCATAAATTTTCTTCGATAACTCAATTAAGGATGGAACATCTTTTAATATTTGAATTTCTCTTCTAATCTGCTCTTCTGTTCTCATGAAATTATTTAGGTGGGATCTATTTTAGAGGGGGTGCATACAACAAACCTCCATCAGTGTAGAGTTTGTTTAATCCTCTCGTGAGACCTAAATCGGTGTTAGGTCCAACATGTTTTTCATATATTTCTTCATAATTACCAATCTGTCTTATAATTTCTATACTCCAATTAGCATTTAATCCTAACTTGGAACCTAAATTTTGTGAATCTCCTCCATTACGCTCACCCATAAATCGTTGTATCACAGGATCAATATTCTCCATATAATCTTCTATATTCTGTGACGTAATTCCCAACTCCTCCGCTAAAAATATTACATTGACTGTCCATCTTACTATATCAGACCATAATTGATCTCCATATTTTACTGCTGGTCCAAGAGGTTCCTTTGATATAATTTCTGGTAATATAACATGACGTTCTGGATACTGAAATCGTGCTTTGTGCCCTGCTAATGCTGACATATCTGTACCGTACATGTCACAATCATTATCAAGATAATAAACTTTTGGACTATCTGATGGTGGTACTGGTACCGGTATAAAATTAATCTGCCACTTATTAAAGAAATCTTTAATGTTTTGTGCGGCGGTAGAACCGGTATTGAAACAAACTCTTGCATTCATCATATCTTTTGCACTCTTGACACCAAGATTTTTTCTTACTATGAAACCCTGTCCATCAAAGAATACAGTAGGTAAAAACTCTATTCTCCAGTCTACATCTCTTGAAAAAGTCCATGTTGTTGTAGCAGATAAAATGTCAATTGAGCCATCAAACAATCTCTCAAAGCGTGTTCTACCATTGATTGGAATAAACTCTATCTTTGTTTTATCAAGAAATAATGCTACTGCAAATGCTCTACAAATATCTACATCAAATCCAACCCAACCTGGCGGTTCCCCGTCACTTCTTTTAAGAAATTCTTCGCTAAATCCTGGTGTATCAGCATATGTTCCGCACACAACATATCCTCTTTCTTTTATTCGTTTGACTGTATCACCAAACCCAGGTTTATATTCCGAACCTACAACATACATATCACTCATATGCTTTTGTTTATGTTGTTGCTCTACTTGTTTAAGTCGTTCTAATTCTTTTTTGAGTGCATCTAATTCGTCTTTTTTTATGATTGAATTGACTTCAACTTCTTCTGTATCATTATCTGGTGGAGTATTGAGTGACATCATCTCTTTATAATTGATACCCTCATTGAATTGTCGTTCTGGTTTGTGCATAGAAGGTAAGACAAATGTATCACCTTTATCTACATTACGATCCCAATCACGATCACCTGTTACATTTTCCATTTCCATAAGAAAATCACCTCGTTCAGTATAACCTGCGAGTTTCATCATGGCATCAATATCAAGACGATTTCTTATGGTAAATTGTGCTTCAATCTCAATCATTTCAGACCCTTGGAGCACATATCCTTGCGATATACCAAGAATCCAAAACATTGTGAGCATAGCGAAAAAGATTTTAATCTTCACTTGAGGACCCTGTAAATGTTCATGAGTTCTTCATCTGGCATGGGTGTTGCCATTGTGTAGTATTTTTGATGACCTATTGTCATGAATGCTTTAAGATCAGCAAAACTTGGATAAGTCGCTTGGAGCCCAGATATGAGATAATCTGGTTCAAGGTGACATGTAGAGCATTCATTACCTTTTGCAAATACTCTCGTTGCCGCCTTATATCTTTCGCTTGTTACCAAGACCGAAGTAAGATCCTTTTCAATCCATTCAACCTTTTCTTCAATTCCAGGAATGACTAGAAATAACAAATAAACTAGCAATCCTATTGTTATGAAGATAAAGGTTTTAAGACTTTTTACTGCATCAAAAGTATCTTCTTCAATCTTTTTGACAGGTTCAAATCTAACCTCTCCTCCTTCGGTTTCTATTTCTTGACCAACACCTTCTGGCTTTTTGGTTTTTTGCTCAGCCATTGACAAACCCCTTATTCAATTAATTATTTACTTTTTGCCTACCTCGGATAATTTAGCCGTTATTTGTTGTGAAAACCATTTAAGTACGATTGGAATACTCACATTTGAGGTCAGACCAAATAAGAATCCTACAGGATATTTGTAGGAATCATATGCTTGTGCTTGAGGCACATTATTAAAGACTACTAAAATTAATAGAAATCCTGAGACTGACATTCCCAGATTGATTAATAGATCGAAAAGGATGAGAGGTATATTCCCTTTATATTTTTCTTTATGGTCTTGACGGTAGTTAAATAAAAAGATCCAAAAAGATGAGAAAAGTATTATTCCAATCATGATTAAATTCATAGAGTTAAATATCTCTTCCATATATCACCTTTGTAATTGTTGTTGAATTTCCGTCCATGGAGAGTTTCGTAATATTTATTTTACATAGTATATATCCATTTTGAAATTTCTCTTATTATAAATACAGAGGTATTGGAATCACAAGATTAATTATAAGAGAAGAGAACTATGTTTGAAGTAGCATTATTAATCCTTAATGTTTATGTTGCTTATTTAATATTAATTCATTAAAAAAATTATTTATGATATTCTAGATTATTAGGATTGTCTGCCCATGTTTTTGGCATTTGAAACAACGCATTTACCCAATCTTGTTTTGGTTTATTTCTTGCAAATATACACCATCCAAAATATTCTTCACCTTTAAAATTTTCATCAACAAAATCATCAAAAGAACCACCAGTTGTCAGTACATCGTCACAAATAAGATATGGATCATCAGAATTTTGAGTTGAATATTCGTTTAACCATCTACTGAGTTCCAGACCACCTCTCGGTATTCCTATAGCGGCACAAAAAGGTCTTTTCTCATATTCCATAATCATTCTCGCAAGACATTTCCATTCAGGTGAAGTTATAGCATCACATTCTATTTTCCAGTGTAACACATCACCTGAGTGACTTACAAAATCTTCTTCTACAAACAAATAGTTTTTTCTTACATGAAAATCGTTCATGGTAATCCTTGTTCACTTGATTTATCTCTCTCATCTTGAAATTTCTGTAAAATTTCAAATAATTTTTGAAATTGTTCAGGAGTTAATCTTCTTAATAAAGCAATAGAAGCCCCGTCAAATCCCATTTTGTATAATTCATTGTGCCCTATCCCATTACATTGCATCTGGTCCAAACATGAATACTTCGCCACTATTATTTTCTTTATGCTCAAATGTACTTGTAGGATGAGGCAAAACTATACCTTCTTGATCAGGATTAATCCATTTATTATGACATTTTGAACAAAGCATCCAAATATTATCCACGTTAATAGTTCCTATATTTTTACAATTAATTTCAGAGCATTCCATAACTATCTTATAATGGTTGAAAAATGTCTAACCAATATAAACGAACTTATACCTATCCATAAAGTATTGAACGCTAAAAGTGTAGGTAATAATTTTTGTTCACTAACCCAAATTAAAAGTCCAGATGTAAATAATGTAATTATATGTGCCCACCATACTTCATAACTAAAAAATATCGCAGGCAATATAACTAGTAATTTACCACTCCAGGCCATAGCCTCTACGATATTGTATCTCTTTTTCCAATATTGTTTATCTATCCACATTGCGTACACCTCTCGTACACGTTGAAAACCTGTTGCAGAGTATATTATGTAAATAAATGTAAACCATACTAAAAAAGTTAAAAGAATTATTATCATAACATTCCATAACTATCCCATGTTGCAATTATATAATATACACCATAGATACACAATGAATGAAATAGAAACATTGAGAGTGTCATGAGAATAATACCGATATGGATTCGTCATGATGCACTCTGCGTATTGCTTCTGCAAATAGTTTGCTTACAGATAGCACTTTGACCTTTTGATTATCATATTGTGGAATTGAATCAGTGATGGTCAGCCCACTCATGTTGGATTTGTTGATAGTCTTCATCCCTCCGTTGCTTAATACGCCATGCGTTATATACGCTTGCACTTCTTCTGCTCCATTGGCCAAAAGAGCATCTGCCGCCTTGACAAATGTTCCTCCTGTATCCACTATATCGTCTACTATTATACATTGCTTTCCTTTGACTTTACCGATTACGTTCATTGCTTCGCTTTCATTCGCTTTGTCTCTGCGTTTATCTACGATAGCAATGTCCAGATTAAGTTCTTTTGCGATAGTCCTTGCTCGTCTGACACCACCTGCATCAGGTGATACAATAAGTGCATTTCCATTACTCACCATTGGTTTTTTCTTTAGGTCTTTGACGAATAATGATTTAGACCTCAAGTCATCTACAGGAATGTTAAAGAATCCTTGTATTTGACCAGCATGTAAATCCATAGTCAATACTCTGTCAGCACCAGATGCTTGTATCATATCTGCTACTAATTTTGCGGAAATTGGTGTTCTAGCGGAGGGTTTTCTATCTTGTCTAGCGTAACCATAATAAGGCATAACAGCCGTAATGCGACCGGCACTCGCACGTTTACATGCATCAATGACAATCAATAATTCCATGAGATTGTCGTTTGCAGGGTTGCAAGTGCTTTGTATAATAAAGACATCTTCACCACGAATGTTCTGATGTATTTCACAAAAGATTTCACCATCAGCAAATCGTGTCAATTTCATTTCACCTAATGCAATGCCTGCATGATTTGATATGTGACTTGCAAGCAGTTTATTAGAATTACCAGATAATAAAATCATTTTTTTATCCACCTTCCAGTCTCATCTTGTTTAAGAGACCTCCAATGTTTACCTGGATAAAATGCATCTAAATGACAATCATCGTGAGTTAGACATTTTATAAATGGCACACCTTTCATCATATGTGTATTTGCTACTACCTCATCAACTAATTCACGGTAAACTCCCCAACCCTCAGAAATTGGGTTGGGCTGTTTTATTTTACTCAATTTGATACCAAATTAAGAGATTGTTCACTTTCAGGAACAAATGTTCCTCTACCTAATTTAATTTCGTCATGAGTAACAAATTCACCATGACCTATCGTATAAGCAGAATGACCAAATTCAGCAATGTCAATACCCTGAGTTTCTTCTTCCAAAGAAATCCGGAGTCCCATTGCTAGTTTAATAACATACCAAACTGCAAAACTAGAGCCAAAAACAAATGCTCCAATAATTAAAATGCCCTGTATTTGCGACATCAAACTTACTTCATGATTAAACACTCCTACTGCTAATGTTCCCCATATACCAGCAACTAAATGAACAGACAATGCTCCTACCGGATCATCAATTTTTAGTTTATCCCACATAGGGATTGCTAGTACACATAATCCTGCTCCAATTATTCCTATAACAGTTGCTAACCACATAGTAGGATAATCAGGACCTGCAGTAATAGAAACTAGTCCTGCTAATGCACCATTCAATACCATCGTCAAATCAACTCTTTTATATAACAGTTGAGTCAAAATCATAGCAGTAATAGCGCCAGCACAGGCGGCAATATTTGTATTTACAAACACACTTGCAATAGCATTTACATCTGCTTTAGTAGCCATTGCCAATTGACTACCACCATTAAAACCAAACCACCCCAACCAAAGAATCATTGTTCCTAAAGTTGCTAATGGAAGATTTGAAGGGGGAATCAAGTTAATTTTTCCGTCATCAGTATACTTACCTGATCTGGCACCTAATAATAGAACACCAGCAAGTGCGGCCCAACCTCCAACTGAATGAACAATTGTAGATCCTGCAAAGTCAGAGAACCCCATCTCAGATAGAAATCCCCCACCCCATGTCCAGGCTCCTTGCATAGGATATATGATTGCGGAAAGTACAAGAACAAAAACCATAAATGACCAAAACCTCATTCGTTCTGCTATTGCTCCTGAAATAATAGATGCGGTTGTTGCGACAAAGACTACTTGAAAAAAGAAGTCAGAGGTCCCTGCATGGTCTCCATCCGACATGGCTCCATACATGAGATAATAACCACATGCGAGGAATGCTAGACAACTAAGAGCATATAAACAAACATTCTTAGTTAGGATTGCGGTCGTATTTTTCGTCCTCACCAATCCTGATTCTAACATTGCAAATCCAGCGGCCATCCAAAAAACAAGCACACCAGAAAATAATAACAAAAAAGTATTCAGAATATACTGAATATCGTCCATCTTTCTCCTTCCGAGAAACAAAGCGGTAAGTCTTCCACCTTACCGCTAATAATTAATAATTAGGCACTAGGTTTAGAATAAATGCCCCACAATACCCAAATTGCAACTAATCCGACGAGTCCTTCGCTTCCAAGTTGCTTTACTAATCCTACTACAGAACCGATCACATCTAAACCGATAAACGGTACGGCGGCTCCAAAGAGGATCTGAAGCACTACTCCAAGTGCTATAAGTGATAAACCTATTTCTGTGATGGATCTAATCCATCCGAGAATTTTATCTATCATTTTTCTCCTTTTTTATTAGACTGGAGCATTCCACCATTGCTCCCACGGAAAATGTATCCATGTTTTAGTGGAATCCTTCGCAATCTCGTTGACATAATATGTTGGTTCAAAGTTACATTCATTGTTCCACCATAAGGTTGCATATTTAACATCAACTATATTCTGTTCTGGTCCTTTTCGTGGACCTTTGATATGTTGAGCCATTTTTTCAAATGTTTCTCCCGAATCACATATATCATCAACGATTAAAACCCTTTCATCGGTGGGTTTCGGCAAATAATCTTCCCATTCAGGAAAATCTCTCAATGACGATTTAACAGGCTTAAACGGTTTCTTGAACCAATGAGATAACATAACACCAGGAGTGAGACCACCTCTGGATAATCCAACAATCACATTTGGGTCGAATTTGTCAAGAACAATATCTCTTGCAAGCACATTTACATCTCTTCTCATTTCTTCCCAACTATACCATAATTTATTCATGATAATCCTTAATCGACTTGTATATCTCTCGTTATATCTTTTATTTTTTCGATTTGTTTTGTAATGATTTCGTCACGTTTTGGCCAGTAAATATAATCTTTATCTGGATTTTTCATCAAATTATACAATAGAGGTAAAATAAGTTTCTCAACTTTAAGCATGTCTTCCACATACTTTTCTTCAAGATACTCTTTTTTGTAATTGATTTCGTTGATAGCGGAATCTATCTTTTTTTCTAGATTTGTGAGGGATTCTGATTTTGCTTCGACTTCTACAATTTTCTTTTCGACCTCAGTCGTTTTCGCTTTGTATTCTTCATCATCTACCGCAGAAAAACCAAAATCAAAATCTGCGTATTCTTCAGGTATTGTTGCCATAGGCGTGTCCGTACTTTGCTATGTAATAACTATCAACTATATCTGTGATAGGATTATTTAGTTTAATGTTAAACTCGTCTAATAGGTTTCTATTAGTCTCATCGGTGAATGCATCATACATTTTTTCTTTGTTAGCATTACCTTTAGTTGTAGCGTATTTTTTAATAACGGTAGGAGCAACCATCTCGTATTTGATTCCCCATTTTGTGAGTGTGTCTTTGAGTATTGCCATATTCTCTGCTATGTGAAATACTCTACCAGTGGCGGCATATGCGTAGTCTTCTATATATGCTTTCGGTCTTTCTGGGCTTGTTGCAGTAATACAACAATTAATCACCCAGTTTGCAAGCCCATGATACCTCTGCAAATCAGTTTCCCAAGCAGGATATATGTCTGTTTTTATGCTCCGAATCTCGGCCCATTTTGATCGTTGTCGTTCATTATTCGCCAAACAAAAATGAGTACAAGTGCCAGAATTATAATTCCACTTATCGTTTCCATTGTACAGTGTTATTGCAGGACTGGTTAATGAATAATCAATCCCAATTATCTTCATCTTCTTCTGGTGTTTCTACATAGGCACCGCAAAAAGGACAGTGGGATGGTGCCCTATGACTAGTCCATGTAACTATATATGATTCGCTACACTCAACGCAATCAAAATCCTTTTCAATCTCGTTCATTTGCAGGCCTCTCCGAATCCTTATATTTTTTTAATAAATGATAACAATGTTTAAGTCCGTCAGAATAACATTTAAGTCGTTCTGGCATGACCAAATGATTAAGGTCTGGTTTAGGGTTTCTTCTTATTTTTTCTCGTAAGTTAGAAACCCTAGTCATTTCATTTTCAATCTCGTCCATGATCTCCGCTAGGAGATTATCCGCATAGTGTTCTGGGACCATTGACATATCCATCGTATTCAGCCTTATAATAATATAGTTTTTCTCGCAATTCTTTTATCTTTACTGCATTATATAGGTGTGATGGAACGATCAATTGTTCGCTTAATAAGTCCTCATAGTGTCGTATAGTCTGATATAATTCATCTTTCTCGGACAACGCATCTGATAATACTTGCATTAGATGTCCACCACTTCACAACCACCATCGGAGGCACAAGCCAATTCTTGTGCTCCAGCAGTAAAGTCTTGCTCTTCGTATTTAGCCAACTGTAACCAATCAACATTTTTTGGCATTGTTTTCAATGCTTCTTCATATTCTTCTTTTGTACAATCTTGATATGGTGCTTGACGATAAGTATGTTCATTAAAAGGAAGAAATGAGATACCACTGATATTGTCAAAGTTGTCCCAAACCCAGTTACCTACTTCCATCCATTCATGTTCTTTGACTGAAATTGTCACTGATGGTTTATGCTCACACCAATGAGTTTGATATTTCTGCCAGAGTTCAAGTTGCTCTTTTGCGGTCATATCTTGTCTAAATACTGCATTTTTTGGACTCTGCATTGGAAATGAAAATACAGTTGTATGTTGTGGTTTCATTACATCTGCTTCGTTTGGAAACCCTGCATCTTTCATGAACGCACACAAAGGATCTTTGTTGTCTGCACGTACAGTTCTAATGTAATATGGATTATGTCTGGCATGGATACCTGATGCAGAATCGACTAACTGACTAACCGTTCCGCTTGGCTTAACGCATGTAATAGCGGCAGATTGAGGAATGTCAAGTTTCTCTGCAAATTCTTTGTTTGTTGCAACCGCTTCTTGTTTAAGATTCTCTAATAAATCTTCTAGCCCTTTTTTCTTACCATTTGTAAGAGCATTGTCCATTATTCCTGTGAGAGAGACTCCAAGAAGTCGTTCTTCATCGCAGTTTCGTTTCCACTCTCTGGAGAGGTATTTGAAATTTGTGAGGGTTGATTGAAATGTGCCAAGGATAGTCGCCATGCGAACTTTCTTCCGTAAAGATTCGGCAGTGTCCCGTCCACGGACAACGACTTCTGAAAGGTTGCAAAACTCTCTGCTTCTAAGTATGATCTCACTGCAGGGGTTAGTTCCAAAGTCTTCTCTTGGTTCTCTTCTGATTTCTTCTTCATTGTTTAAACTTTCTACTTGTTTTTTGGCCGACATACTGTTATAGATTCCACGCTCTCCCGATTTAGAATCGTAGAGGGATAGCCACTCTCGCATGAAAGTCCCAATGTCTGGCTTTTCTTTATAGTTAACCGAATTATTGGCGAGGGCTCGTTGTTTATTATTCTCCCACCACTGTCCTGACTTAGCATGTCGCATTGTTTCGTCTTGTAAGTTTGACAGGCTGATAAGAGCAGAACGGCGGACCCCACCAACAACAACAATTTCTGCAATTTTACATATAATATCATGTGCTTCTACCGGTTTAAGTTTACGCCCTGCACTATTCTGAAATGTATTTATTGTAAACTTAAACAGTTCATCTAATGGCTCAGGACCTGATGCTCTACCTCCAAATGTTTTGAGTGGTGCTCCTGCAGGTCTCACATTTGAAAGATCCCACTTTGGTATTTGACCTTGCCAAATAAGTGAGAGTAATTCTTTATATGCTTTAGCCCATCCTAATTTACTATCTGCTACAACTATTGTTGTGTCAGTCTCATGAAACTCTTCGGCAACTATTGGTAATTGAGCCACATACTCTTCTTCTACTGAAAATCCCACACCAGTACCATTCATGAGAATATACAACACTTCATCAAAGGATCTTGGAACATCTACCTTAACATATGAACAATTATATCCTGCAATGTTTTCTTTCTTAAGGGCTTCACCTGCGGTCATCAAGCATCTCATGCTAGGCATAACATCTAGATTAGTGATAGCCTCTCTCAGATCTGCCTCTAACCCATTATCTAATTTAAAACTATGTTTTGTATCTAAATGTTCTTTAAAAAAAGTAACCAATCTGTCAACTGTTTCTTCCCATGATTCTCTACGTTTTAATGTATAATTCCATCTTGCATATCTTGATAAGTGAATAAATGATTGGTACTCGGTAGGTAGAGGCATTTTTGCTCCTTATTTTAATTTTTCTAAAAATTCTTTTGATTCTCGTTCTGATAGACCATATTTTGCCATTACCCAACTTCCATTTAGATTCTCTTTGATAATCCTCATCTCTTTGGCGGAAAATGTCTTTGAGTTTAAAATATAGTCTTCAAAGGCTTCACAACAAATAGGAAAATGTGGTTTTACCAATTCATACATTGCACTTGCGTAATCTTGTATCTCTTTTTGTGCGTGAGCATCCATACGTAATTTTGCAAAATGAAAAAAGTTATGTAAATCTATTTTCCAAATACACTCGGTGTAATTTGAAACTGGTAAAACTGTTCTTGCAATTTCTCTTGCAATACCCTTAAACCCTTCATAAAATCCATCTAGAAGAGTAGGGTTAGCAATTTGTCTATAACACTCTTTTGCCTGATCGGTAGTTGCAACCATGCGACTTAAAACAAGAATTTTATTTTCTTGATCCAAATCTTGACCACGACCTTGATTGTTTGTTTCTGATTGTTCTTGTACATCGGCTTCAGCAGGCAAATAAAATTCATCACTCATTAATGAGTACCGACCAGAGTATTCGTTTATGTTAGCAGTCCTATGTCTAACAAGTTGTCTCATCACGAATATTGGTAGTTTAATATGAAACTTCACTTCGCACATCTCAAATGGTGATGTATGTTTGTGTCTCATCAAATAACGAATTAGGTTTCTTGTTTGGTTAACCTTCCGTGTACCTTCACCGTAACTAATTCGGGCGGCATTTTCAACTTCCTCATCATTACCCATCACTTCTAATAACTTCACAAAACCATGCTTATGTATTTTCATATTTTAAATTCCAACATTTTTGTTTTCGCAATTAGACCAGAATAGACATTATTTTTTAACTCATTTATAACATCTATTCCACTCAAAATCATATCATTAATATCTTTATGCTCTATGTACCGAGGCCAAATTACTATTTTATGGTGTCTCTCAATTGTTGCTTCCATCTTTTTGATTGTCTCACGATTTCTTCTTTCATTATCGTAAACAAATATCAGTTCTTGATTAATGAAATGTTTTATTGCTGAAACTAAATCACCACCTGCAACCGCAATACAATTATCTATGAACAAGGAGTCAATCGGACCTTCGACTACATAAATTGGCTTACTTATATCAACTCTATCAAGACCATATATTTTAGGGTATTGTTCATCAATTCTTACAGTAATATATCTCAGGTCCGATTGACCTAGGGCTCGTCCTTGAACGGCAAACATCTTCCGTGATTTATCAAAGAAAGGAATCACTAACCTCGGCTCTTCATAAAGATGCTTATATATATCAACATCGGAGATTTCAAGACCTTGAACAAAAGTCTTAAAATTTTCTGTATAGAATAAATTTCTATGATGCTCTTTCGGTATGCCTCTCTTATTCACATACTCTTTACAATAATGCTCGTCATTAAGTAAATTGATTGACTTCAATTTTTGTAAAGGTGAAAGACTATCAGAAAATTTAGGTGGCTCAAACTTGAATTCAGGTTTTTCTACTGGAGAAAACGTAGAAGCATTATTTGTATAACTTTCAAGAACATATTGTTTATGTAAGGTAGGATTTATTTGCTTGATAAGATTGGCAAGACTCATACTCGCAGAACAATTATGACATCGATAAAACAAAAGATTTTCTTTACGATAGACATAGCCTCTCGCTTTATGTTTTTTCTTTTGTGAATCACCACAGATAGGACATCTGAAATTATACAGATCATCTCTTTTGCGTGTAAATCGTTCTAATTGTCCTGAGAGTAAATTGATGAATTTTTGATCAATGTAGATACTCATAATATAAAATGAAAGGGTTGAAAATAACTATATTATATAACAAAAAGTTCAAAATGTCAAATTATATCCCAACCTGTTTGATTACAGTTATAAGTTCTTCTTCTTTTATATTATTTTTTTTAGCAAATTCATAAAGAGGAACCAGATCTCTTGTCTTTGTCTTTTTTTTAAGAGATAGTGCTAATTTCACAAGATCATTGTTTTGCATACATTTCCACATCATATACCAAAGCAAGCTGATCTCGCAACAAATCAACTTGCTTTGAAATATATTTTACTTCTGATTTAACCTGAGCCACTTCTTCTTTTAATTCTATAACAGAAGCAAGACTCCAACCTATCATAGCAATGATAGCCACTATCATAGGCGTTATAATCATTTGTACCAAATTCTCGTGTTCCATTAATTATCCGATGCCATTGACTATTTTTAATAAACTTTTACCCATGGTAATAGCATTTTGTACTGTTTCTGCGGCGGCTTCGACCTCAGCATCTATATCGATATTTCCCCCTAAACCCAACTCTGTCATAGAATATTTAGTTAATTCCATAACCTCATCCAAGGACAAATCTTCTAATTCTGGAAGAACTTCATCAATATTTTCTACTGCAGGAGCAATTTTTTTTAAAGGCTCTACAAAATTTTTGGCATCCCAAAAATCAAAATCTCCATCAGACAAACTAACTTTTATCGCATTACCAAGACTGAAAACAAAAGCCAAAACTTCTTTTGTTTCTTTAATACCTCTTTCAGACATTTATTTCTCCATTCTGTTTAAAATCAGTCATTACGAATATGTATTAAGTAGAGTTCCACTCACATCGAAAATTTTAGGCACATAATGACCACCTTCTGAAACTACTTTATCAGAAACGACCATGTCTCCATTTGCATGTAATTGCACGTTATCTTGCCCAACTGAAAACTTATAAATATCACCAACAGCATCACCTGCAGTTGTTCCTGTCCATGCAATAGATATACCTTTTTCTACAGCCGTAGCACTTGTTGCCATGTCAATATCATCACTATAATTTAAATTATTTGTGCTCCATGCCCACTTGTGAGGTGTGGATGTTATATCTGTTGTTTTGATATAATAAGTGACAGGTGATGGACCTCCTGTATAATCGCCACTTGTTGTAATATCTCCAGTTGCTGGAGATCCAACGGCGGCATGAATTGACACACTTCCTATCTGTCCGCCATCATTTGACCGTAAAATCAATCTACCTTTTACATCGGCACTTGTTCCTGGATGATTTACTTCAATTTCAGCCATTTTGTGTGGAGCAGTTAAAGTTGTGAGAGGAACAATAACTGTTGATTCCCATACATCATTTAACGTATGTCCTGTTGTTGCTCCAAAAATAATTGTAACACCCTCGGCTAATGCTTGAACACCATCACTTCTTATCTCTATGTTTACCCCATTAAAAGTAGATCCTCCGTCATCACTATATTGAAAAGAATCTGGAGTTCCAACGGCTGTAATTTTTACTTGATAAGTTTTTGTCGAACTGCCCGTATAAGATCCTCCAAATGTTGCATCGTTTAATCCAGTTCCTGTTGCTTGAGTTGTAGGCCCAATACCACTTGTGACATCATTGAAATCGGCATCACCACTTTTAAAACCATAGAACGTAATTTTATTTTGTCTAGAACCATCAGCATCACCTTCGTCAGGTGATAATAATTCTAAATTTTGTCTTATAACTGCCATTTAACTCCTAAACATTTTTCGGGGTCCCAGCAGGATATGAGTCACCTACTTCAGGCATACTCATATCATGCAATTCTGGTCCTGCTGGCACACAACCTCCTAATTCATTGTGCATAGTAAATCCGTCTGGACATTTTCCGTCTATTGGCGGTAAAGCACCAGTAGAGTATTCCAAAGTTGAATTGCCAACTGTTCTTTTTTTACTGTTTTTAATAAAAGTTTTGAATCCTTGCATTATCTTTTCCGTATTTAAGATAAAGCATGGCCCCAGTTAAACTATCTTTAATTATGATAGGTTTACTTGGATTTGCTCTACCGTATTGTCTTATCTCTTCACCTACTTCATCATTACCTACATAATTCTCATATTTTGCATATTTCTTTTTACCAAATCTTGCTTTCATGAATACATTTGGGTCAACTGTGAAAACCTCTGCCCCTGCAAATTTTTCTCTTTTTTTCTTTTTTTGTGCCGCCGTAATACCTGGAGGTTCACCATCTGGTCCTACACCAATACTTGCTATATTACCACTGCCTGCATCTAACTCTTCAAGATATTTTTCTCTTAATGTAATCTGTTCTCTCACCATTTGTACATTTTTTTCATCTGTTTTCATAAACTTGAAAAATTCTTCTTGTAAAAAACTCTGATCTTGATAATGTCTATAAGTTAAATCTTCTTTAAGTAAAAATAATGCGGCGGCAAATGTTGCAAACCTTGTTTTACCACCAGGCACTTTACCTAATAGTTTTTTAAGATTAAAGATCATAGTATCTGTTATCGTGTATGCATCTCTCTCTTCTTGACTTTTGAGTTTGCTTCGTTTCTTTAAAACTTTGCCTTTTTCATCTATTATACCTAATTTATATGCCTCGGTCTTTTCAAATGGAGTTGTCAATTTCGTTAAAAATTGATAAGCAAAATATATGTTTCCTGCTGACTTTAATAGAGACATTAAATTTTCCTTAGTTTCTCTGCTATGTACAAATCAACACCTATATCTGAACTAATAATAGTTCTTTGATTAATACTTGAAATCACTTCTGGCATATATTTCAAAAAAATCAAAAACGTTTTCAATTCTTTCCAATAATCTTCAGGTATCTTCAAAAATAATATTCTTACCAACACTGGAATAGGAAAAACATTTGATAGCATAATTAAATGATTAAGCATTAATCTTTCCTTTATCTTACCTGTCTTCGAATATCTATTCAATAATCTTTTAATATATTTTATAATTTTTAAATCATTATGAAATTCCACCTCGCTTAAACATTGTGTATTTTCATAATATTTCATCGCATATAATATAAAATTATCTTCATTTAAATTTTCAAACACTATCAGTTTCTTCTTTTACTTCTTCATATTGAGATAAAAAATAATTACAAGTTTGTAAGGCACCTGTTAACATATCATTCTGTGCCTTTAACTTCGCCAATTCTTTCTCATATGTGACAATCGATGTTTCAATTTGAATTTTATCTTTTGTCAATCTTTCAACTTCATTTTCAACATGCTCTTTATCCATAATGCTCCATATTATTCATTTTCAATAAAAGTTTCTCCTGTAAATTCTTCTAATTTACGTATCATTCGTTCCATATTTATTCTTGTAACTTTACCAGTTTTAGTATTGCGTGAATAAAACTCCCATTCGTTATCTTTATTATGCGGTCCTAATTGAGTTTCATTGCCACCTTCATCTTTTGTGAATAAGTGAGTTAGTCCATCATCCGCACCTCCGGATACATTTCTGGCATATAGATATGCTTGTCCTTCAGGAACTGTTGAAGGTGCAACTCCATTTCCAAAAACAAGAACATTATTTGCATCCTCACCAATATCAGTTGTAGTCGTACTTGTTGTTCCAAAACTGACAACTCTTAATTTTAAGTTTAAATCATCAGTCGTATTATCATAAAATATTCTGTTATCAGTAACACTTGCGGCAATTGTGACATTTGAATTGAAAGTTGTATTACCATAAACTGTTAATTTTTGACCAATGTTTACACTCTTTGCAATTCCTGCACCACCAGTTACTTTTAAAGCTCCTGTTGTATTTGAAGAGGATGTCGTGGTACCAGTTACAACTACATTTGCTACCGTAATCTGTCCAGGTTTTGTTTCGTCAAGTGCAGTAAAATCAACTCTATTTTCATCATCTGTGTGTAAAAATCTCGAAACCTGGGTTTGTCCTAAGCTAACAATTTGTAATCTATTTAATTCGGTTACATCTGCTAAACATCCATCGAGTATATTCAACTCATCAGCAGATGATGTTACAAGTGAGCCTCCTAATTTTAAACCATAAGTAGCATGATCGTGACTAGCAACATCAAGACTAATATTACCATCGTTAACAGTTAATGTACCAATACTCGTTTCAGTATCATAACTTGCACTAACAGTTTCTTCAAAATTTTCTACTGCATTAAGGTCAGCAGGGGCTAGTGTATCAGAAGTTCCTGATAATTTATTAAGATCTGCTACATCACCTGTAAAACCATCTAGTGTATTAATTTCGGCTGCGGTAGATGTAATAAGAGTACCAGCCAATTTTAAACCTATATCTATTCCATTATGTGATGTTATATCTAAATCTTCACTGAACTCTCCATCATTGGAGGCTCTAAAAGTACCAATAACTTCAAGAGAATGGCCTGGATCTATGGTATTAACACCTAATCTACCATTAGTGTCTTTTACAAAAGTATAAAGAGTAGGATGACTTCCTAATTTAACCCCTGCACTTGATGATACACTTGTATTTCCATGAATAACTACATTTGCTTGTGCATCATTTGTAATGATATAGTCATCAGTATCTAACTTACCGCCTAATTGTGGTGTTAAATCTTGATGTAGATCAGTCATATTTGTACCTGAGCCAGATGAGAACACAATATTACCATGTAACAATCTTAAAAATTGACCATTAGCACCTGCAGTATTTGGTAAATTATATGCATCACTTACTCTAATAACACCATTTGCAAGACCATTATAAGTTCCAAGACTTATAACACCATTAGCAGAAGATATTTCTGAATTGTCAAGTATCATATCTCCGCCAATAATCATTCCTGTAGAATTACTTCCTATTCTATCAGTACCACCATCTTCTAATATAAAGGCGCCATCATCAGTTCCACTATCATATGCAGTACCATCTTCTAATAACAACAAGCCTTCAGTTGATATTGTGTCATTTATTGACAATTGACCACCAAAAACAACAGAAGTGCCATCCTGAACATATACACCATTTCCAGCGAGTATATGTTTAGCAATATCTAAGTTTACATTCGAATATAATTCAGTTCTCTTTGTGTCAAGTTTAATAAATTCATTTTCATTATTCGAATTAATAATTAAATTATTATTAGCGTGAATAGTAACTTTTGAACCTGCACTCGTGGATCCCATGACAACATTACCGGCAACTTCACTTGTGCCTCTTACATTTGCATGTCCACCAATAAATGTATTAGCCGCTACATTTACAGTATGTAACATTTCAACATTACCTGAGATATTTACTGAACCATCAAGATTTGTATTCGCAGATGTCGTTACTAATATAGTATTTGATGTAAACGCTGGCAATGCTGTATTTGCAGTGACTACTAAATCGTCTCCTTCAATTGTAGTTTTTGTACCATCTAATGTAGTATTGGCGGAACTAATTTTAGTGTTCGCTCCAGAAATAAAAAGATTTGCAGTAACGTTTGCAGTTTCACCTGCAAGTGTCGTATTTGCAGATGTGTTCAATGATGTTGTTGTAATTGTGACTTTAGATCCAGATATAACTGAAATTTCACCATCAGCATTTGAATGAATATATTCTGTATCATCTCTTAATTGTAAAGATTTGTCTGTAGATATTTTTACATTATCAGTAAAATTACCAAATAATCCAGATACATTTCCAGTAGCAGTTATATCACCACTTGCATTTACATTTCCTGTGGCAACCGCATCATCAAGCCAAATGTTTCTAAATCGTTTTGCGGTAGTACCTAAATCATATGTCGAATCTGTGTCAGGAATAATATGAGAACCCACATCTGCACCAAAAGAAACGGTATCTGTGTCATCACTTCCTAAAGTAATAGTTCCACCATCAGCAGTTATATTACCATTAGCATGAAGGTTTCCATGAATATTTACATTTTCTCCAACCCATAAACTTTTTGCAATTCCAACACCACCTGCAGTAACAATTGATCCTGTTGTATTAGTTTCTGAATCTGTAGTATCTGTAACATTTACATTACCAGCAACTGATAAATCGTCTCCAAGTGCAGTATTACCCGTTGTTGTTATATTACCTTTTATATAAACATTTGCAACTCCAGTAGGAGATATATAAACATTCGCACCTGTTATATTAAGATTTGCGGTTAATGTGGTATTAGCAGTAATATAATTATTTGAACCTGTGATATTAACATTTGCACCACTCATCGTGACGTTTGAAGATATGACAGTATTAGTACCCTCTAAAGTAGTATTAGAAGATGAAAATGTATTTCCAGCATCAATTTTTAATAATACCGTATCTGTGCCTTTTGGATTACCTCCACCAGATGTGACACCAAGAGACACATTTCCAAAAAATGTCGCATTAGCATTTGAAGTTAAATTTGCCCCATTAAACAAACTCAAAATACCAGTTTGTGTTAAATTGGCAGACGATGAGAGATTCGATGATATGACTGTATTTGTTCCTGCAAGTAAAGTATTACTTGTTATATGCGTATTGCCAGAATTTATTACAGTATTTGTTGTATCAGAATGTACTATTAAATTTGCTTTAAATGTTGTATTTGCATCAACTGTTAAATCTGTTCCATTGACATATACATTTGCTCCTGTCGTTGTCAAATTTGCCGAAAATGTCGCATTAGCATCCACCTCAATTGCACCAGAATGTCCAACAATTTTTTGAACATACACATCTTTCCATGATGCAATAGAATTACCTAAGTCATATGTAATTGTCGTATCTGGAGTTATATCTGAACTAAGATTTGTAATTGCTCCATTTCCAGCTAATGTAAAAACACCATTTACTGTTACGTTACCATCAACTATTATATTTTTAGAAACGCCTATTCCACCTCTAAATGTCACACTACTAGCAGTTGAATTTGAAGCCGCCGTAACATTAGCAAAAACTATTTGAGGTTCTACATTAGCAAAGAATTTTTCAATTGAGACTTTTTTATTTGTAGGTGTTCCTGCAGGATCATCCACTACCAGCAGGATATCATCCTTGCTGATAGTGGTCATTGCAGTAAGACCTGATATGCGTTTATCTGCCATAGTCCTACTTTATGATACGAATACCTTTATACGTTATCTATAGTGGTATTCGATGTTGCTAGTAACCAATAATCGGTACCATTAATTTTACATCTTACTCTGGTATCGGCGGCTGTATCAGCACAATTAGCGGAAACCATAATATTATTGTTTCCTGTCTGATGAGCATTCACTTCGGTATTTCCTGCATTAGTCATAGATACATAACCAGATGCATTAGAACCTAACTCAAACAAATACTGAACTGGATAAGCACCAGGTGAACGATTTGCAGTTGAGCCATGCTCATCATCTAAACAGATAAACGCATCAGGTTTCATAGATCGTGTCGTACTATTAGAATCACTAAATTGAATTTTCATACCATATGCTCTTGCAGTACCTGAAGACCATGCAGTATTAATAGAACTAGGTGCCGCACCATTAGTAATGTCTACATGAATAATTGATCCTGCTACAACTCCGGTTACATTAGCATAAGCGCCCTGAACGTTTGCAGAGAATTTTGATCCATATAGAAATTGAACTGTTCTTGCACTAGACGATGTTTTGATAAAATTTGTATGCGAACTTAAAGGAATTGTATCACCAGATGTGGCATCATTTCCTACGTTTTGAGTTGCGGCAACAAAAGTTCTACCAGAACTATCACCAGAGTCGGTTACGTGATTTAAGTTTCCAAACAAATTGAAAACCGAAACTCTTTTATTTACTGGACTGCCACTAGGATCATCAACCACATGTAAGATATCAGCGGAAGCGATACCTGTGGACAGATCCGTAAGGGCCGTCATTTTCTTATCAGCCATTGTTACTCCTAAGAGTGTTGGGACTCAACCAAGACTGTTCATACTATAAAAGAACAGTAAAAGGGATGTTTTACTGTTCCTCGTTTTCTTGTTTTGTCTTCACACTATTGTCGTTTATAAGTTGGTCTAGAACCGTTCTAGCACCATGTAATCCACTAAGTTCATAACGAACATTTTCTTCTAATTTATTTAGTTCATCTTTCTCACGGCCAATGCGATCTAATTCCAAAGACTGTTCTTGAAATAAGGCATCAACTTCGTTCTTCTTATAAACTAAAATTTCAATCAATTCATTATTTGTATAGGTTTTTTCAATCGTTTTTAATAACGAAATATTGTCATTCATCATGTCTCCATAATAAAGTTAAAAATTAAGAATCAAGAAATACATCGTCTTCCAAGTCTCCACTTGTAATATTAACACATACTAATGGTTCAAAGTATGAGTGTGTCGTTGCCGTTGAAGTACCTTCAGCATATCGTGTTTTTGTTCTTTTTGCAACAAAACCTTGTGAAATACAACCTTTACCGTCTTCTGTTGCAACGGCAACTTCGGTTGCATTTACACCAAAGCAGTTATCTTTTTGATCTCCTTGTGGTGCATTAGTATCTGAACTTAGATACGCAGGTTTACTTGCATTATTGTCTATAACTCCCCAAGACATAGTTTCTCCTCTTAGTTAAATTTACTCTTATATTTTTCATAGGCTTCTGGTGATTTGAAACCTTTTTCTGACCATTCTGTATTAGTCACAACTTTTGAAGCAGGCTTAGGTGCTGGAGCAGGCTTAGGTGCTGGAGCTACATCCTCAATAGTTGCGGACTTTACTTCTGTTTTTTTGGCTTTTGCCATATCATCTCCCAAATCCAATATTAATTAATTGTTTAACAGAATTTTTTGCATTAAAAGGTGTATGTAAGACACCTATACCACCATTATCTCTCCATTCTTTAACATTTTTTGGATGGTCATCAATCAATATATTTGCTCGACCATCTCTTCCGTCAATTGCAAAGTGTTTTTTATCCTGTCTCTGCACTGTATATACTCTTGACTCATCTATTTTAAGATATTTTTTACACCATTTCTTTTTATCTATTGACGCCTTCTCAAAACTAGAATTTGGGGCGGCTGTCAATATGTATGGATCAAATTTTCGTATAAAATTCCACAAGACTTTATAATCTGGCATTGGTGGAAGATTGAAAAAGAAATCAGGTTGATTATCTAAAATAGACCAACGTGTTTTTCTATTAGCTTCACGAAAATCAACACCAAGAGCATTGGCCGCTCCTCCTAAGAAATCGACTAACACCATGTCCATATCGCAATAAATTTGTGGTTGATCAAATTCTCTTAGCAAGTTCTTCAATATTTGCTCTCATTTGATCCATCATGCCTCCTGTGGTATACTTTTTTGCATACTCTTCGGCATATTGTCCAGGTGTAATTTCTTTGACTATACCTTCAGTACCTGGTGTGTCTCCTACAACAAAAGAATTATCTGCCGTTGTGACATTTACACCAAATTCTTTAACCATTTCTACAAATTGTTCCATGTCAACGTTTGGTCCAAAGAAATTGATAACATCTGTTTCACAAATTGTAGCAAGAGGTCCATGTTCATATTCTAATCTCATTTTACCAGATTCACCAATCGGAAACATCTGAAAACTTTCAGGATGTGTTACAGAAATACCCATCATATAACTCACCATGTCCTCAAATCTCTTAAACATATCTTGACTATTAATAACAACTGAACTTTCTCTGATCAACTCTTTTGGTTGTCCTGGCGTAACTTCCTGATATTTTTTTGTAAGTTCGTCAGTACCTACTTCACCTGCACCACCTTGACCATCCACAACAACTTTATTACGCTCAAGTTTTCTATTCTCCAGAACTTTATTTAATTTGCCGACATTCTTTGAGACTTCTTCATTAGCCCTTGATACTTCTAATTCTTTATGACCACCTTTATCCATGAGTTTATGCATTGCTTTAGAAGCATGTTTTCCGGATTTATATGTGCCATGTATTTTACCATCTGCATCTTTTACATGATAAGTCCCTTTTTTCCAAGCCTCATCCTGTTGCTTATTAGCCTCTTTTTCCGCTTTCACTTTTTCAAGTTCCTGAGCAACGATTTTATTAGTCTTTGCAAGTTTTTTCTTAAAACCTG